AGGGTGAAGAAGCGGGACGATTGTTCTGTTGAGGGCTTCGCTGTGACGGTCAGGGACGGCGCCGGGGTGGTTCATGAGGCCACCCCCAGCATGAGCCGCTTTACCGGCCCGGCAGGCCCTGAGATCGACACCTTCACCTATACGCTGGACATTGCCGACAAGGAGACAATTGCCCCAGGCCGGGCAACGCTGTTGGCGACCATCAAGTACAAATGCCCAGAGGGTGAGCGGGTGGTGACATATCCGCGCCACCAGAACCTCACCTTTATGCTGGAGAAATAGGATGGATAAGCTGCTTGATCTGGTTCGGACGGTAGCCCCAAGCATCGCCAGCGCGGTGGGCGGCCCCCTGGCTGGCATGGCGACAAAGGCCATTTCTGAGGCGCTTCTGGGCAAGCCTGACGGGTCTGAGGCCGAGTTGGTGCAGGCGGCGGCCATGGCCACCCCAGAGCAGCTTTTGGCTCTGAAGAAGGCCGAGCAGTCTTTTGAAGTGCAGATGCGTGAATTGGACATCGACCTGGAGCGGATTGCTTCTCAGGATCGTGACAGTGCGCGCAGTCGGGAAGTTGCCACCAAGGATTGGACGCCGCGTGTCCTAGCCGGGCTGGTTACGGGTGGCTATTTTGGGGTGCTTTTTTATATGCTCAAGAATGGCCTGCCGCAGCATGGCGGATCGGAGGCCATGCTTGTCATGCTTGGCACTCTCGGGACTGCCTGGGGCGGTATAATGGCCTATTACTTCGGCTCTTCGGCGGGTTCTAAGGCCAAAGATGAGGCTATCCGTAGAAATATCAAATGACTTGGGCTAAAAGACTGGTTTAATATCCCTCCCGGTAAGGGGTTTTGTCTATGACCACAGGTTTGACGTACAGCCAGTATGTGACCGAGATCGCAACCCTGGCGGTTGTGCCAACTGACGACCCGAATTTCGTGGAAATCTTGCCGCAGATGATCACTTATGCGGAGAACCGGATTTACCGCGATCTGGACCTGCTTGAGACTGTCACTGCAATCAGCAGCTATGCCACCACGGTGAATGGTAGAACGGTTACATTTCCCATTGCTGACTTCATTACCGTGCAAGAGGTAAATGTGATTACCCCTACCGGTACGACTATCCCCAATAACGGCACTCGGGTGCCGCTTTTACCTGCTACCAAAGAATGGATGAATTACGTCTATCCCAGCAATGCATCTGCCGCAGTGCCAAACTATTTTGCAATGTTTGACCAGAATACGATTATCTTAGGTCCGTGGCCGAATGCCATTTACACGGTAGAGGTGGTTGGCACTTTCCGCCCAGATTCGCTCTCTTCGACCAACACATCGACCTTTGTGTCGCTATATTTGCCTGATCTGCTGATCATGGCCTCCATGATCTATATCAGCGCCTTCCAGCGCAATTTCGTTTCTGCGGCTGCCAATGACCCGCAGATGCCGGTTAATTATGAAACTCAGTATCAAACCTTGCTGAAGGGCGCGATGGTTGAAGAGGCGCGCAAGAAATTCCAATCGGCTGGTTGGACTTCCATGTCGCCTGCTCCTGTGGCTTCGCCGACCAGGGGATAAGGAATGCCTCACGCCACGCTCAAACTGATCCCAGGTGTTGATCAAAACCGGACCCCGGCTTTGAATGAGGCCGCGCTGTCTGAAAGCCAGCTTATTCGGTTTGTGCAGGATCGGCAGGGCTTGGGATTGCCTCAGAAGCTTGGCGGTTGGACCCGGTATTACCCGAATGCTTTGGCTGCCACGCCCAGGGCTATGCTGGCTTGGCAGGACAATAATGGTCAGCAGTATCTGGCTGTTGGCTGTGAGGCGCCTACATCTGCTGCTGTCCCTCCTCCTGGCGCCCCTATCTATGTCATCAATAATGGCACCGCGAGAAATCTTGTGCCGCAGGTTGATCGGCATGATGTTGCGGTTGATGTCACGACCACGACGACATCAAATAGTGTCATAATTGAAGACACTGCCAGCGCTATGACTGACTATAACGCAGTTTTTGTGTTGACTCACATTTCGGTCGGCGGCGTGATTATTTTTGGTTTTTACCGGACCTATCAGGTCAGTGCCAATACTTACGAGATTTTGCTAACTGATGTGCTTGGCAATCCGGTCATACCTACTTCTGCTGTTGCGGGCGGTGGTTCTGTAGCCGAATTTGATGTCACCAGTGGCTCTTCGGTGGTGAACGTAACATTGAATGATCACGGGTATTTTGTTGGTGACACTTACCCTGTGCTTGTTTCCACTACTCTTGGCGGCGTCACTCTATTCGGCAATTACACTATTACAAGCATCGTCAGCGCCAATGAATTTACCATCAATGCTGCGCAGCAGGCCACCTCTACGACGAGTGCCTTCATAAATAGCGGCAATGCTGCGTATGATTACTATTATGGTTTTGGCTCCTTGACTGCTGGTACTGGTTACGGTGTTGGTGGATACGGCACTGGGGGTTATGGTTCCGGTGTTACCGTTTCTCCTGCTGGCGGTGATGAATTGGTTGCCAGAGATTGGACGCTGGACAATTGGGGTGACACGTTAATTGCTTGCCCAAATGGTTTGACGTTTGGGCCTGCGGTTTCCAACCCTCTTGGGGGGCCGATTTATCAATGGTCGCCGCAAACTAACTCGCCAACATTGAATATTATCCCTGAAGCTCCGGTAGCTAATGCGGGTATTTTTGTTGCGATGCCGCAACGTCAAATCATTGCTTGGGGGTCAACCTTTAATGGCGTTCAAGACCCATTGTTGATCCGCTGGTGCGAGATTGAGGATTATCAGCAATGGATTGCACTTCCGACCAATCAGGCCGGATCATATCGCATTCCGAAAGGCTCAGAGATTGTTGGGTGTATTCAGGGGCCGCAGCAGGGCCTGATCTGGACCGACTTGGCTTTGTGGGCGATGCAGTATGTCGGCGCCCCGTATGTGTATTCATTTAATGAAATCGGAAATGGCTGCGGTTTGATTGCGCCAAAAGCTGCTGCATCTTTGAATGGCGTCATTTATTGGATGTCTCAAAGCCAGTTCTTTATGTATGCCAATGGTGGTGTGCAAGGCATTCAATGCCCCATTTGGGATGTAATTTTTCAGGACTTGGATACGACCAATCTCAATAAAATCAGGATTGCGGTAAATTCCCGGTTTAATGAAGTGGCTTGGTTTTATCCCACCATGAGTAATGGTGGGGAGGTTAATGCCTATGTGAAGTACAATGTGGGGTTAAATCAGTGGGATTTTGGAACGCTTTCCCGCACTGCCTGGATCAATCAATCGGTTCTTGGCCCTCCGATTGGGGCAACACCGCAAGGGTTAATCTATCAGCATGAGACTTCTCAAAATGCTGATGGGGCGCCGATGAATTCATACTTTCAGACGGGTTACTTTACGCTCTCTGAAGGTGATGTTCTGACGTATATTGATCAGTTCTGGCCCGATGCGAAATGGGGTTATTATGAGGGTACGCAGGACGCCAATCTGCTTTTGACTTTTTATGTCCTGAATTATCCTGGTGACACGCCAAAGGTTTATGGCCCTTATGATGTCATCCAAACCACGCAGTATATTGCGCCGCGTTTCCGGGGTCGTTTGGTTTCGATCAGAATTGAAAGCAACGATATTGATTCGTTCTGGCGTATGGGTGCGATGCGTTACCGCTTTGCCCCTGATGGGAAATTCTGATGGCCAGTTTAGACGATATTGCAACGATTCAGAAAAACGGCGTCATCGCCGTTAATACGCTGAACCAGACACTTCAGCGCATTTATGGGTCCAATACTTCAACAACGGTATCTGCCAACACCTTGGTGCTTACTGGCCCAGGCCGGTTGGTCAATGTTTCAGTGACAGTGGCGGGCTCTACCAATGGGGCTATTCATAATTCCTCTACGGTTGCTGGGGCTTCAGTCACCAACAAGCTTGCAACTGTTGGCAATACCATTGGGGTCTACCCAATGAACCTGTTGTTTACCAACGGCTTGGTGATCGTTGTTGGCACGGGGCAAGAGCTAAACGTCACCTATTCGGTGGGGGCATAAGATGCCATTGAAGCGCGGCAAGTCTCAAAAGACGATATCTTCCAACATCAGTGAAATGATCCATGCTGGACATCCGCGTGATCAGGCTATTGCGGCGGCGCTGAACATTGCCAGGAAGAAGGCTGCCGAAGGTGGCATGCAATTGGGTGCGGCAAACCCGCAGCCAGACAAAATCCATGTTGGGCCGATCCACAGCACGGTGGCGGGCAGGACAGATCACCTGCCGGTGCATGTGGCGTCAGGCTCTTACGTTATTCCGGCAGACATCATCTCGGCCATGGGAGAGGGTAATTCCATGGCTGGGTTTAAGGTTGCCGAGCAGATATTTCGTGATCCAGAGGGGGATCGCGAACCCCACAAGAACCCGGCTTTTGCGGATGTAGAAACGGTTCCTGTGGTTGTAGCGGGTGGGGAATACATCATCAGCCCGCAAGATGTTATACATTTAGGCAGTGGTTCTATGGAGGACGGCCACAGGATGTTGGATGAATATGTGAAACAATACCGGCAGAAGACCATTAAGACCCTCCAGGCTTTGCCGGGACCGAAGAAGGATTGAAGGACTGATGTCCGAAGATATTAGGGTCCGAATTGCCACGCCTGATGATGTCCATGATCTCATGGAATTGGCGATGCTTGCTTGTGATGAGAACGGGTTTGTGAACCCAAACCCGGTCAAGCTTTTGAATGAGATTTACCCGGCTTTGACCTTGCAGTCTGGTATTGTGGGGATCATCGGTAAACTGGGTGAGAAGCCCGAAGCGGCTATCCTGCTTCGGGTTGGGAATGTCTGGTACTCAGACAATCCTGTCCTTGAAGAGCGGGCGATCTTTGTCCATCCTGATTTTCGTAGCGCA